GGTTCTGCAGTAAACTATCAGGGGCAAATTTATAAATCCATTGCGGCTACAAATATAGGCAATACCCCGTCCGCACTATCTGCAAGCTGGATGATAATAAGCGGCGTTATTTTAGCCGAAGATTTTGACGATATACGTGCGTTAGATGTCACAACAATTTTTAACGGACAAGTTATAGTGTCGACACCGGCCAATCTACCGGGAATTTTTGCAGTGCGCAACAGCGCGGCACATGGCTTGAGCGATAACGGCGACTCGATTATTGTTATAAATGTTGACTGGTATGCTGAGCGAGTCGACGCAAAAGACCATCCTTTCGATAATGTCTCTGATATGGCCGCAATGGATGCGCCTTTGGCTCTAACGTACTCAGACAATAAAGAAATTATAAGAACAAAATCTTATTATGACGAGGCCACAATGGGGGATGTTTACCCGAGTGGTGGTGGAGAATACACAGTTTTAGCGGCTGCTGAAGTGACGGCAAGAAGCATCGTTGTTGATGATATTGTTCACCACTGGTTAGCCGGGGGCACTGACTATGCAGCGGTTTTAGATATTGATGGAAGTATGACGCCTTATCAGGCGGGAATTTTAGATTCTGTTGAGTGCTTTACACGCTGGGAAGCTATGCGAGATCAGTTAATGGTGGGTGGTGGTGATATAATAACACCCCTTGGATTCACTTATGAAACTGCAACGACATTAGATCTGCTCGGCAATGTGAACATGCCAGGCAGCTTTAAAATCAAGCATCAAGGCGATAACCAGCATAGATTTTTATCAATAAGAAGCGAACTAAAAACACAGTTTTCGTTAAGTGCCCAAGCACTAACGGTAGGACAAAATACATTGACCGTTGCTGGCTTTGACGCAGTTGAGGGGGATATGTTTTTAATCCGATGCGGTGACGATATTTATGACGTGAATGAAGAAAAAGTCAGGCATTTCGCTCGCGTGGAAGATGTTACAGGATCGGTCGTTGAGTTCTCCCCACCCCTGCCGGAAGCGTTCGGATCCGGCGAAAAGGCGCCGGTTGTCGAGACGTTCGTTCTTTTTAATGACAATACCGAAGTGGGTAACGTCACATTGGTGCAAGACGCCACAGCGACCCTCGATGGTGATATTGGCGTTTACACTGTAAAAACAGCAAACACAAAAATAGGTGTAATTTCAGCGGCGGATGATGGTGACATTACGCTGTATGAGCCGCGTGAATCATTAAACCCGTATTGCGCCGCCGTTTTGGGCCGCCGTCGAGTAAGTACAGCGGGATCAAATGGCCGGATCGTCGCGGGATGGGGCAACAAAAACGCAGTTATAGGCGTAGTCTCGGGGGAAAGTGATAACGACGTTGTCTACCAAGAATCTTGGGGCGATATGGAAATCGGAACTCTTATATTTAAAGGTATAGGCACAGATGGTATTAATATTCGAGGTAACAGCACGTTAAAAGTTGGCGAAGCGATCAACTGTGGTTCAACGGCGTTTTATAAAGAATCAGAAAACTCAACAATATTAACCGACAAAATAGTAAATGTTGATAGCTCAAAAGCTTTTAGTATTCGTGGCGCAAAGTCAATTCAGCTTGCCGATGGGACAATTTACCTTAACCAGGGGTATCAATCTTTTGAAGTAACCGTGCCCGCAAATGATCCAGCCTACATAATACCTTTAGCCACTGGCATAGTCACAGATCTCGTTGTAACAGCGGGAGATCTAGCAAACTTAAGCAACATAAGATACGGGGTCAGCGGTACAGATACCTCGTTTTTGTCGGATGTTGTCGCACATGGCGGCGAGTCAAAAATAGCAACTAATAGCCTATTGTTTGGGTCTGATTATCCTGAGTCGGTGCCGGGCGCTAAACAACTAAGGCTTAATACAGCAGTAGGATGGTCTGGAACTGTTCGTATTTCGTTTAGAATTCTTATAGAGCGACCTTAATGCAAGATAAGATTGAACAAGTGTCAACAACGGTTTCAAAAATAAGCGCAACGATAGCCGTAACGCCTGGCGTTGCGTCTATTTTTTCTTTGCAGTTTTGGAACGAAAACAGTTCCGGCATTGTTGCTATGTGCGCCCTTGTGGGCGCTCTGGTAACAGTGGCAACTTTTTGTTTGTCTCAGTGGCGTATAAGACAGAAATCAAAGATTAAAGATAAGGTTTAGCTCACAAACCACTTCCTCAAATAACTCTATAACTGAAGAATTATTGTCTATAAGAGTCATTTTATGTTCGTCATATTCTATTTTCATCGTCTCATCTTTCGGCTTTCTTCCGCTTGCGTCAACCCAGAATATGTGATCGAACAAGTGTTTGCTGGCCTCGTACTCTTCATCGTCGCGCATACCTACGTAAATGTCGTACTCAATTAAAAGCTCCATGCAAAGTCTGGATCTATCAGTTTTGTTGTAATCCTTTATTAAATTGTACCATAACTGCCTGTGGTTGTGCCTGTCTCTATAGCACTCTCTTACGCTGTTATATTCCATGTGTGGATACACCGCCTTCTCGCAAGCAAATAAGCTTGAACTCGTAAACTCTAACCCTGTTAAACCTGCAATAAAATGGGCAGCGGTATCTTTGCCATGCCTTCCGGCTCCAAGCACTAATATTTTCATTTGTCAAAAACCTCTTTAAATTTATTATAAATACCGTTGTTAAATAAGCGCCTTATTATGTATGACCTTATCAAAGATACTATTGTAAAAAGACCTCCGATGGCCATGTGATCATGGTGTGATACGTGTATATCAAATAGCGGAAAAATAAGCATTTGAGCTGCAAGCGCTACCCCGTATCCAACGGCAATATTAAGCAGGCTTTCTATTAAAGATTCTATTTTTGATTGTTTCATTTTACCCTCATCATAGGCGATAGCCTATTATTTTTAATAGTAAATATTGCACGCTTACCGTTATTATAAATAATTCCGCTAGCAATACTATTCGTAGAAAACCCGCTTTCGTACTCCAAATTTTCGACAGAAGCCCCTACCTGATAAGCTCCCTTGATAATACGCCACGAGTGAGAATGTCCTATCATGGTCTTGGCACCCGTCTTAGCAAACCCCGCCGCGCTTCCTCTTGAACCGTTTGGCCCTCTATCACCATGCTGTGAGCAGTTAATTCCTTCTATTTCAAAGTTATCGTTTGGTGTTATAAAGTTAATATTTATAGCTGTGCAATATTTTTCACAGAATAACCTAAATAAATCAGTGGTTCCACCATTTTTTATGCTTTTATTTAATAGTTCACCTAGCTCAAAATAGAGTTCTAGATTAACAATGTCGTCACCATTTGGTTTATATCTTTCAAACCACTGGTCTAGGTGCCGATGGTGGTTAGAGTCGACAAGATAGCACCCTGGACGCTTGTCAAGAAAGTCTACCGCCTGCATTAACTCGGTCCTTAAATCTGTTTGCTTATGTATAGATTGATGGAGTAGTGTTATTGTCTTTCCTTTCTTGTGATGACTACCTATGGCGTGATCATGAAGGTCGTGAAAAACTTCTTTTTTGGGGTTTAGCAAGCTTGCTGAGGAATCTAGTAGAGACTCAGTCTTTTTGGTAAGCGCTCTAATATGGGTATCACCGTACACTATGGCAGCTACATTTTTTGAATGCTCTACACTATTAGGAGAGTAATATTTGTCAAGATCATAAGCGCCGGAACCGTCAAAGTGAATATTTCTAGACCAATAATTCTTACCCTCAACCTCGACTATAAGCGCGCTTATAGAGTGGTGGAACTCTGCCTTTCTTGCTTTTAAACTGTCCCCATAGTTTGGCTTGGATATGGTTCCACTTGTCATTAGATACTTTGGGTCTACCCCTCTCGGTGTGGCCACTGGTTCAGCCGCTATCTGCGGGTGTCCATATATTTCGCTGTCCATGCCTCCGGCGTGATTAAGCCCACACAAAGGGTTGACGGCGGTGTATTGTATCCTTGTCTCACCTTTTATAATTATGTTATCGCCTAGCTTGGTATCAGCATTGCATAGATATGGGAGTATCTCCTCTGGCCATTTAAAATTATTTGTTATGCCTTGATTCATTAAGTCGGGATTTTTATAAACGCCTGGTATTATTAAGTATTCGGCGTTGTTTTCTTCAGCCCATTTTATAAAAGTTTTGTGGGCCTCCTCGACTATTCCGGTATCGTTTACAGCGGAAGTGATTATAAACCGTCTAGCTTTTCTTATTTTTGACACACGGAACTTAGGTAAAACTTGAACCTCCGAATAGGATGGTTTTGTTGTTCTAGACTTGCAGGACATGCAGACGTAACGCTTACGGCCGCTTTGCGCTAGGTCACACTTCTGCCTCATGCCTTGATAGCCGCAAGATGGACAATACAGATCGTCTCTGATGGGGTTCTTCGGTTTTGGGCTCATATCACTTCACCATATTCAAAACTTTTGTATCAACCTGTATAATTCTATCGATGCGAATAACGGGAATATGCGTTAACTTGTTGCCCTGCACTATCTCTACAAACTCGCCATCTAAAAAATAATCCCATCGGTCCACATTATCATACGTGTGAGTTCTTACTTTTCCAGTGTATCCGGCTGGCAGCATGTCTATTTTCAAAATACTCATAACGACTTACCTTTTAATTCTTTTTTCTTTCCTCGCAGTGGCACATCTAGCGTTTCCCAATTGTTGCATTTTGGGCACCAATAGCCGCGTATAACGCCTTCTCTGATATTATCTACTCTGTGCATAGTTCCGTTATTACAGCCAAGGCAGGGCTTGTGTGAGTCAATCATTGCGGGTACAACGTATAAAAAACTTCTGAAACCTCCTCCAGTGTCATTTCATCTATGTTGCTCCAGAACTTTTTATCTTCATCGAAGGCTTTTATAATATTATTAGAGCATCTAAAAAGCCTATCATCATGCTTTAAATAATAACGAACAGATTCAAGAACAGTTATTTTTGTATACATCAAAGAAAACTTATTTTTAATGTCTTTTGCTATCTCAAGTTGCTCATTGAGGTGCTTTTCTGTTTCGTGCTTATCAAAAAGAGAAAGCCTTTTTTCAATTTTTAGAATCTTCCTAGATAACCTTCTCGATTCTTGCTCAATGCGATCAATGCGCTCCGTGGTTTCGTAACTTTCTTGCATTTTATTAACCCCTTGTTTTATGTAATAGTAGCCTAACGCACCGGTAAGTTAAAGTACTATTTTGTTATTTATAATGATACCTTTATGCTTTTATCTACTAACGACCTTAAAAGTGTATTAGCTTCTATTCTTGCTAGCGACTCGTCCTTATCTATCGCGTAAACATTTATAAACTTTTCTTTATATAGTTCGGATGCTCGCGCTCGCCACTTTGGGCGTATCCGCTGCATTTGTTCTTTTATCCACTGTTCGTCATGCGGGTGGTGATCCATTCTAGCCCCACTGCTCCGCCATAGCTTTAGCTATGCCGGTGTATGTTTTACTCCTTAACTTCGCCCTGTCTTTGCTAGGTGGCAAATAGTGCAGTCTTTGCTGCTCCCTCTTTGGTAATTTCAACATTTTATCTTTTACGTTATCGGCTTCTATTAATGGAGGTAATCCCCTAAACCAAAAACAGGTGGCCTTGCTTTCTGTATGACCAAACATATAGGGCTGAACAATTTGATCATGCTTCCTTCCTATGCGATCTATAGCGTATTTGTGCATTATCGGATTCTCAATGGCTATCTTTTCACACGGGTGGTCTAAAAATAATTTAAAGAATGCGGCACCTTCTTCTAGCTGCGCCCATCGCTCGGGTTTTTTGTTTTTTCCAGTGAGCCAGCAAACGCCAGAGTTTGTCAAATAAGTGCATGGGGGGTGCGCTATTATCATATCCCAATCCGAGTCTAACCAGCGGTTTACGTCGCCTTGCAGATGCCACTCTGGGCGGCCACCGCTACACTCTTCCGTATCGCAACTATATGCTTCGTGACCCTTTTCTCTAAACGCCTTGCATACAGTTTGGCTTTCTTCGCACGCAATTAATATCTTCATAATTTTAACCATTCTTCTAACGCCTCCAAAGCCGCCTCATAGCCAAGGGCAACACAAACAAAAGAACCATTTTCTTGCGCTGCTACTAAGTATTCTTGTTGCCCATCTTGCCATTTAGACTTCGTGTGGTCAAGCCTTTTTATCTCACAAACGAAAGAAGGGTTTCCAGGGATGATCACGTCCGATGCGCCCTTAGTCATACCCTCCGCTTTTTGTCTAGCCGCTTGACTATATGAGCGCTTACCTTCGTTGCGTATGTGCGTTGCTATAATTCCGATTTTTGGGTATGTTTTTCGGACAACATTAAAAAATGTTATTTGGTCGGCTGACTCATGAGGGCATTTACCCCTGAATGATAGATCGCCGTATACTTTAATTTCCGGTGGGAATTTCATCTAATCTACGTACTCCCATTTGTAGCCGTATGCTGTTTTTTGAGATCCAGCGGCGGTGCATCTTATTTTTTCCCCTACCGCTTTTTCACTTGCATTAGATGACTTATCAACCTCTATTACATACCTGGCAGCATCTCGGGTAGAATTAAAAACAAACCCCTTATCGTTTATTACTTTTTTTACGCAATACGCATCGACCGGAACTCCGTCGCGCAGATAAGAAAAAGCGAAGCCGTAAGCCGATTTAGCCTTTCCGTTTATGCAATTTCTTACTAATTGACCGTTTATATCTCCGCTTTTTCTTTCAGAAATCCATCTGACACAATCCTCAATATTGTCAAAAATATCACCATTACTGTTAACTATTCTTGTGTCATCAAACATATGATCTAAGTCGTACGTAAATTTAATCCCGCCCACCGCTCCGCTTTTTCCTTTAAGGCAAGAGGAAACGCTTGACCTAGCGCTAATCTTACCACTAATTAGTCCGCTTTCTGTCAAAAAAATCGCAGCCTCATCTATACTTTTATATGTATTTCCATCACTGCCCTTAAATGGCCTTTCGGCCACTGGCCCAATTGGTATATTTTCTATATCGTGAGACCACCCTAAACCATAAGCTTCTGTTCTTTTCCCATGTATGGCGTTCCATACAGCCTTGCCTATACTTTCTAAGCTTGCGCCACTTTTTCCAGTGGCCTTAATAAAAATAGCTGCATCTGGAATAGATGAAAAAATGTCACCATCGCTATTTATGACCTGCCTGTTTCTGCTTGATGTATTTTTTTTTATTTGCCGCTCTGGCTTTACGCAAATATTATAAGACCAATTAAAACCGTAAGCGCTAACAATATCACCCCTTGCGCAAGCTCCTATGGTCGGTGAGGCGTTTTCACATGAAGTTAACCCTAATTTTTTAATGTATTCGGCAGCTTCTTTTAGGCTGTTAAAAATGACCCCATCTGAATTTATAACGGGCTTGTGTTTTTCGTTAAACTGACCCTCATTATCTGCCAAATCCTCTTCTCTATTATGTCCGAACACCGTAAAAAACTTTGAATCCTGTTCGCGCCGCACTGTAACAGTTACGGGCATCCGTCCATGACTATTAACATACTTTAAAAACGTACTTATATCAGGGCATGGTTTCCCATATACTGCTAAGCAAAGATCAATCCAAAGACTTTTCTTGCGCTCCATATACCACGCGCTAAACGTGCGATACTCAGTGGTATATGTTACTTTCATCGTCTTATTACCCGCCGCACTCATATGTTCAACACAATCCCACGATAACACTTTGTCAGTCGTTAAGCTATAGGGATCTTTCTTTAATTTCTTGTGTTCAATTACTAATTTTTCGTTGGGGTCAATCAATTCTGATTTGCATTGCTCACAATATCTCGCAGCTATATCATTATGATGACCGCAATCTAGGCACTCTTTACTCGACCATCTATAATTACAACGCTCAACAATGCCGTGTGTAACTGTTTGTCCATAACATCTGCGACCGTAGTGCGCGGGCATTGGTTTTTTATCAACAACGATGGGCTCTCCGGTTAGGTCACAAAAATAACCTTCCTCGGTTACCTGAAAACCTTCTTTGTTTTCGCGCCCACCGAACTCGTTAACAGTACCGCAATCAGGGCAACGCGCGCTAACTAGATGCTCTCCTCTTGATTGATATGACGCTTTAATCTCAGGGTTAAATATATCACCGTCTGGGCAATGGCGCTCTATGTTCTCAGCATAATCTAAAAATAGAAAATCTGTTTTTCCTATCTCTGGACACAATCTAGCGCCACGGCCCGCTATTTGCTGTAACAAGCTTGCAGACTCTGTAGCTCTGAGTATTGCGATCGCATCCACCCTAGGTATATCAACGCCAGTTGTTAGTGCGCCAACGCTAACCAAGTATTTAACTTTACCCTCGCGAGAGTCTTTTATTATTTGCTTTCGTATTTTATTTTTAGTCTCGCCTGTCACTATTCTGGACAGTTCCTTCGGCAAGCTTTCCATGATTTCATTAGCGTGCTGTACTGTGCTTGCAAACAGCATCACGCAATGGCGTTTTTTGCAGCGCTCTACAACGTCCGCGACTATATCAGCCGTTAGCCTACCCTTTCCAACAAACGCGCCCTCGACGCTCTCGGGCGTGTATTTGCCGTCATTACCTATTTCTAGCTTGCTTGTGTCGTAGTGCGTGTTTGTGCATTCAGAGACCGGCGGGTTTAAAAAACCTTTTGATATTAAATAGGGCGCATCGACGCTGTATACAAGCTTGTTAAAATACGGCTCGTGTGTTTGCGTTTCAGGCACTGGCTTACCGGTTTCGTCGTACTGATAAATATATCCTGTACCCATTCTATACGGTGTAGCAGTCAAGCCTAGCACCCTTAGGTTTTTATGTTTTGATTTCAGCTCTTCAATTATTGTTTTTATTGTCGGGGTTATTCCATGCGCTTCGTCAACAATGACAGCCGCAAACTTATCCCTAAATCGACAAATAGAATTTAACACAGTTATTGGCGTACCAAATACAACATCATGACGCAAGCTTTTCTGTATGCTCGCGCTGTATATGCTTGCCTTCTCGCCTAGCTGCAAATACTTTTCGTGATTTTGCTCGACAAGTTCAGCGGATGGTGCAAGGCACAGTATTTTTTTACCTGATTTTTGGTGAAGCCAGTGGGCTACAGCTGCGATTATGTGTGATTTTCCGCTGTTATGGGTTATCGTGAAATCATGCAAAAAATAAAGATGGTTGCCAGTTATACGAACCCCGTAATAGGGCTCGCAATCGGAAACCTTTTCTATTTTAAACCCTGTTACAGAGTTCCTCTTCTTTTGATTCCTAATTCCGCACTTTTTCCTTGGCAGTTTGGTCGGTATTATGTGACAGTCTCCGCTTATACAGACTCTATAATATACACCTGAAAATCCTTTGCATGATTTTCTACACTTGGTTACATTAGAAGATAGGCCTAAACTTCTGCAAATAAAAGCAACGTCATTGCTTAATGTTTCAGATTTTGATAGATAATCAAAGCATCCCGAAGATAAACTACCGTCTGAATCAATTAAACCTGCCAAAAGTTTTAACCTGTCCTCAGGCTGCGCTGTTTTATATTCGCTGGGGATAAACTTATTTCCAGATTTTTTTTTCCATAACCCCATCGCCCTAAAAATGTTCTGTAGCTTGCCTTTCCCCCTGGTCTGAACACCCTTAGGAAGACTAAAATTATAAGACGGGCACGTTTTGCTGTCGTTAAAGTGAGGGACAACATTAAGCCCCACCTCTTCTGCGTATTTATATATAGAGCTTACTATCTCTTTGTCTTCTGTTGTTATTCCGACAGCGCTACCGATATGCCCATCGCCCAAAAACAGACCTAACATGTAAGCAGGGATTGGTAGCGGCTTAGGCTCTACATCAAACTCTATCTGGAGATCATTCCTTTTTATCTTGTGAGTGTGTTTGAAAGTCTTATTCTTATTCAAATATTCGTTAACAGTTAGATTAATAGACCCGGTAGTAAAATTTTTCTTTCCTGTAGGAGTCTTTTCTAAGTGTAGTATGTGACCTCCGTTGCAATAAAAGGAATCGCCCTTAGTTGGGGTCACCTTATACATAGAATCAAACCCACGGCATAGGCTCATAACCTCATTAAAGCCGCCTGCAGGGTTTAGCAGTTTGTCGCCAACGCAAACATCCTCTGCAGCCTTAAAGCTGCCGTTGCTCATTATAAACAGCGTCCCTTTTCTGTGGCAGCCTGTGGCGGCCTCGATCAAGCACGGCTCATAACATTGTGAAAGCTCCGCTTGCGCGGCTTCTACGGCTTCTTGTTGGTAGTCTCTTAGTTTCATAACCCAAGAAGCTCCGCGATTTTATACAAGATAAAAATGGAAAAAGCTCCAGCAATACCTGCAAACGACATTATAATCCATATCTTAATTATCATTATCATCATTTCTATCATTTTATTCCCCACGAGGTAGAAGGTTTTCCGGTATAGCCGCTCAGGTCTGCGTCTGGCGCTAAATCCTTTATAGCTTTAGCATAACTGACTGACCCCTTCTTTTCAATGGGGTAAACCAATAAATCTCCTATTTTTGATTTTTTACCGTTAGCCAGTTTTATCAGCTGCTCCTTAGCCTCTTCTAAATCCGCCTTTGCCTCTTCTAGCTTTTCCTTGGCCGCAATGTAATTATCGGCGTGTACGCTCTCGGGTATCAGTTGAACTAAACCCTCAATGTATTCGCCGGGGTTTTTTATTGCCTCTAAATACTCTAAATAAAAATCGTGTAACTTAGGTATGGTTTCGTTCATCCATTCCTTATCAAAATAAACCATTTCTAGATTATTTGCATATTGATTCCACTGATAGAAATAGCATTTATCCCTTCCTGTGCAAGCCATTTCAATTTGCATTTGCGCTAGATAGTGCAGCTGCTCTATTGGTGTTTTGAACGTTGGTCTTTTTTCATTACGCAAGCCGTATGGACATTTTACCTCCGCTACAGCGTCTTCATCTATAAGCCCATCTGGACTAGCCCCTAACCAAGGGTAATCAGGATGAACATGGAAACCGGTTTCCTCCACCTCTATTTCATGTTCAATTTCTAGCTCAAATATAGCATTGGGTTCGTTTACTTTTCCGTGGGCCGTGGCCACATTGCCGATAAATTCTTTTTCAGCGCCGTGATACTCTCGCACCATTTCGCGCATAACATCGTCACGGCTAGACCAGGGGTTAAGCCCTAGTATTGCTCCAACACGCGAGCCGGTTATCATGCCTACACGCTGTTTGTGCCATTCTTCTGTGCCTTGTTTAATCATCTCATCACCCATAAATTAAAAAGCCGCCGAAGCGGCAAGGTTATTATTATTATCAGAACGGAATATCATCATCAAAACTATCAGGCTTTTTAGCCGCAACCGGCTGCTTAACCGGCGTACCAGATGGCGCGACTGCCATAACCCAATTACCTTTTTTATCATTCATATCCCAAACGCCAAGCTTTAATAACATAGACTTATTAGCTAAGCAAGTGGCTAGGTCAATATCCTCCGGCTTTTTGCCAAGCTTAAACAGTTGACCGCCAGCGTTCGCATCAATAGCCGCCAGCATTTTCTTGGCTTTGTCTGACTTCTTAGGGTCGCTCTCGTTAACCTTTAATTTTTGAAAAATTTTACGGCTTTTAAAATCCCCCTCCAAAACTTCCCAACTTAAAGAAATTACCTCCGGTGTATCCTCGTATGTATACCACTGCGCATCCGTACAGATTGCGTTAACAGTAGTTCCGTCGGGGATTGGCTCAAAATTACCGCCGCCCATTTCAAAATTGCCGTCGTTGCTGACGGTTTCACCGTCTGACATATCCCAAAAATTACTCATAATTATTCTACCTTTTTTAGTTTAGTTTAATGATTTAATGATACCGGTGAAAGGGTTAACACCCTCTTCAAGCGGCAATAATTCTTTTATACCATATCTGTTTTTAGATACGTTTGCTGCAGAGGCCGTGCAGTCTATAACACGGTCGCCGTTACTTATTGCTTTTTTCTTTCCGTCGTCGCCCTTGGTAAACATTTTTAGTTTTAAAAACCCTACTACGTCACTATCGTCCGTGTATGGCGCTTGGCTTTTCTTGCCTAACCTCATAGTGTAGCGAGTATACGGCTCCTGATCTGGGAGGTCCATAGTTTCTGTGTCGGCATGGGCAATAAAAACTATATTCATACCTTTCTTTTCATTAAGGTAACCGCAAGCTTTCCTTACTCGCTGATGAAGTGTAGCAACCGCTCCAAGCCCTGCACCGTATCCTCCCAAAGCTTGGTTGATGCTCTTCGGCTTTTTGTCGTCTGTATCTACAATGTGCTGTATGAACAAGCGCTCAAGAGCCGTAACCGAATCAATAACAACTGTTTTATAATCGTGCTCCTCACGTATTAATGATTTTAATTGATCCCATAAATTATCTACGGTTTCAATAATCGGAAAAGCGTCAGGCATTCTGTCAGTAGGAACAGACTGTAACCCGTCCTCAGCCCTGATAAAAATAGACTTAGGAAAAGTTGCTGCCGTTGATGTTTTGCCTAAACCGGCGTCGCCTAGCAATGTGATTATTGCGGGCCTACCGGCTGGCTTGCTTATTGTTTCTAATATGCTCATTTCTATTACCCTCTGGTTTTTGTTATTTATGACTCTGCTGGAATTAACTCTATAGTTGTAAAAATAAAATCTTTATATTCTCTCCAAAAAGTTAATGCCGTTTTTCCATCCATTTCTAATATTCTTTTATCATCAAAGCTTATCCAATCTTCTATGCTGTGATTTTCACAACCTATCTGAATAACATCTTTCGTGTAATTAATATGATAAGCCTCTAAATATATTGTTTTTATTTGCTTCATATTTCCTAGTGCATCGTATAAGTTTGCATAGTTTAAGTTTGCATAGTTTAAGCTTGCACCGCTTAGGTTTGCACCGCTTAAGTCTGCCCCGCTTAAGTTTGCATAGTTTAAGCTTGCACTGCTTAAGTCTGCACCGCAGAAGTTTGCATCTCTTAAGTTTGCATAGTTTAAGCTTGCACCGCTTAGGTTTGCACCGCAGAAGTTTGCATCTCTTAAGTTTGCACCACTTAAGTTTGCATCGCTTAAGTTTGCACTGCATAAGTGTGCACCGCTTAAGTCTGCACCGATTAAGCTTGCACTGCTTAAGTTTGCACGCGCCCCTCCGAAATCATCAGCGAGCCATAACTTATGCAGCCTTAAAACCTCTTTTAATTCTTCAGCTTTCACTTTATTACCCTCTGTTTGTTTTGGTTATATTAGGCCTCAGCCGGGCTTAACTCTATAGCAGAAAATATGAAATCCTTGTATTTTCTCCAAAAAGTTAGCGCTTCTTCTCCGTCCATTTCTGATACTCTTTCGTCGCTAAAGTTTTTCCAATCTTCTATACTGTGATTTTCACAACCTATCTGAATAACATCTTTCGTGTAATTAATATGATAAGCCTCTAAAGATATTGTTTTTATTTGCTTCATATTACCTAGCGCATAGCTTAGGTCTGCACCGCGTAGGTCTGCACCGCGTAGGTTTGCACCGATTAGGTTTGCATAGCGTAGGTTTGCACCGATTAGGTTTGCACCGATTAGGTTTGCATAGCGTAGGTTTGCACCGATTAGGTTTGCACCGCTTAGGTTTGCATCGCTTAGGTTTGCATGGCTTAGGTTTGCACCGATTAGGTTTGCATAGCTTAGGTTTGCATCGCTTAGGCTTGCATGGATTAGGATTGCATCGCTTAGGTCTGCACCGCTTAGGTATGCGCCGCTTAGGTCTGCACCGATTAGGTCTGCACCGCGTAGGCTTGCCCAGTATAGGTTTGCATGGCTTAGGTTTGCACCGATTAGGTTTGCATAGCGTAGGTTTGCACCGATTAGGTTTGCATCGCTTAGGTTTGCATGGCTTAGGTTTGCACGACATCCATCAGATTTATCCTTAAGCCATAACTTATGCAGCCTTAAAATCTCTTTTAATTCTTCAGCTTTCATTTTGTTACCCTCTGTTTGTTTTGGTTATATTAGCGATAC